ACGCTTGCCACCTCGTGCCATGCTATGATTTCCTTTGATTTTTTATCATTCCCCGCGCCACCAATTCACCGTGATAAAACGACCCAGCCGATGAGTTGACGCTCTTGCGCGCGATTAGATCACATTAGGTGTGATATAGGTATTGACAGTAACACCACTCAGTGTTATATCTGGTACACCGAAACGAGCAACGCACTCAAAGGACATCAACATGACCTACGAAATCACAGGCGGCGACCACGGAAGCTACAAAATCACCGAAGGCAACAAGGCGGCTCCAGTAGCCTTTGTTCGTCGTAATCTAAAAGGCGGTGGCTATACCGTCCGCACCGCAGACGACAGCAAGTCGATCCAGATGCGCAGCATGCCAGCGACCCAGACCAGCGACGAGCAGGCTGCGGAAATCATGGGCCTTTTGAACAAATGAACTCGCAAGCATTCACACAGTGGCTGGCCGATATGAAGTCGGCTGGCCTTGCCCGCTCAGATGCCGAATGCGCCCGATTGCTTGGGGTGCATGTCAATTCAGTCGTGAAACGTAAGCGCGAGGGCGCAGATACTGAAACCGCACTTGCCTGCCGTGCGTTGCTGCATCGGTTAAATGCTTACGAGTGACGCACTATGTGCGCGTGGTGTTGGGAGGCAGATTTACGCAAGTTTTACACCCGCGACGGGCCTGCCATTCCCGAGTGTGCCGTGTGCCTGTCTACTCAGGCTGTGAGTTGAGCGCGGGTTCGCGGGTTATCTAGTATCTACCGCACTGCCACTAGACGAAGCAGTCTCCGCGCTCATGTGGCATATCACAGTTACAGATTCAGTCAGCGCCGGAGCGCCCGTTAAAATGTCATTCATGATATGCCGCATCAAAGCGGCTTAGAATGATTTGGTTGCGGCGGAGGGACTTGCACCCCCGACCTCTTGGTTATGAGCCAAGCGAGCTGCTACTGCTCCACGCCGACAATACTTGCACAAAAAAAGCGCCAAGCCTTCGCCCGACGCAATTTGCTACGCATCATATGTCTATCCGCATTAAATTGTTTAGTCAAGCCCGCGCCTTAATCAACGCTATCAAGCCCTCGCGCACCAGATGTGGTGGTGCAGCCTCGTCCATCACACACGCACGCCTGATTGCCCATCGGACGCCTGCGCTGCAATGCGTCAAGGCGCGCTGATCTGCCATGTGATCGGCTTTTGCGACGTTGGCTGCGCGCGTGTTCTCCGCCCTCGTGCCGCCTCTGACTGCGCCGTATGCTGGCCCTTGTGGCGTCGGTCGGGGCAGTCCGTTCAAACTGGCGTATTTTGTATACCGCTGGCAGTAGTCGTCGCCTGCGGCCAGCATTTCGGCGGTGATAATCTGTTCATCGGCCATGCACCCCAGCACTGAACCCCGTTTTCCGAGCCGTACAGCCTCATCTTTGCTAACGGGGCGTGTCGCCTTGTCAATATCCATAACGCCCTTCAGTAAGCGCCTACGGGCCTGTAGGACCGTCTGCTGCGGCGAATCCTCGAACGCCTCGGGCTTGGCGCGGCTGATCTGCCCCGATGGTGTGCGGGCCACGCCCTCTTTTTTTGGTCGGCCTGCTTTGTTCCGTCGCTTTGCCGCCTTGCTGTAGCTGCTCATATTTTGCCCCTCTGCCTGCTGCTCGATCTGCTCTGCCTGGCTCATCAGTTAACGCCAGCTTTTTTCAGGATGTGCGGACCCACGGCCTTCCGAATTGCCGAAAGCTGTGCAGCAAGACCATCCCACCTGTTTTTCTCTGCGGCGGCGCTGGTCTTTATTGCGGAAAGTTCTTTTTCAAGGGCTTCCGATTTTTCAAGGAGTTCACGGAATGCAGCGCGGGATTTTTCAAAGGACAAAGACAAGCCTTCCATATCCTCGTTTCCGCCATCTGGCCCAAACTCTGCTTCTCTGATCTGCATCACCCAACCGGGACGAACACCGAGAACATCTGCAAGCGTGTCGTCAGTATCGCCTTGTCTGTATTTTCCGGCGTCGATGTCGTAGCACTCTGCGAGCATCGTGAAAATGTCGATGCGTTGGCGCTTTGTTGGCTCTGGCGTTTGTGTTTTGGGCTTTTCAACGGGCTTCATTGGAACCACCTTTCTTTTTGCCTCACACGTGGGGCACCTGAGTTTGTTTTTGATGTACGTCCAACCCAAGTTCAGTGCCTTGGCGCGGGCTTGGCTCTCGTTTGGTCGGGCTGGATCCCCGCCGATCTGCTTTGTGACGTAAGCGCAGGGCACACACTCATCGCGCCCGCAGTCGTCACAGATAATTTTGGCCCTGCTTTGGCCCTGCGTGTATTTGATACCCTCAATCATTTTCGGTCCCCTTGCTGCTCGACCACTCAATGTACCGCCGGACCAACGCGCGCCGCTGTGCATCGCTGCCCTTGCGCATGACGTTGCCGATGTGATCGCGGTGATAGCCCAACGCTATGCTGGCGACCGCCATAGACGGCCATGTGTGCTCGCCGATCGTGAACGGTTTGGCGCCGCCGTGACCGAGATTGTTGCGATGGTTGCCGCGCCCCAATCCCACATGGTCGAGAGTGCCGCGACGACGTGCCCCGTAAATCGTCCGCGTTGAAATACCGAGCGCATCGGCGGCTGCGGCTACGCTGTCATATGTCACGCCCCTGATCGTCGGCCTGAGAACTTTCCGGTGCTGCGGCGTCCGTCCAATGATTTGATGGACGGTAGATGTGTGCCGCTCGAAGTGCTCTGCGATTTCCCTAAATTTCATTCCCAGATTATTGCGCATCACAGTCATTGCATCGGCGCGGGCCAGAGTTGCGGATTTGTCCCGCGACAAGATGCTCTCAGCCGTGACGCCGTGCTGTTCGGCTGTGGTGCGGATGATGGTGTTGGGTGTCATTTGTCTTTGCCCTCTGCTTTGATTGCTGCGTCAATTGCCGCCTGGGCGAAGTTGAGGTCGCGCAGGTCTTGCGGGTTGGCCCCGGCGCGTATCAGAGCGCAGGCGCGGTCGATCTGGTCCTGCTGTTCTGGTGTCATTGCGCTGCCCTCTCATCTTTCACGCCAAGCAATCGCAGATCGCTCTGAACGGTGGATTTGCTAACGCCCAAACTCTCAGCGATTTCAGCCCGCGACTTGCCCTTGCGGAAATACTGGATCACCCGCATCCTGCGTTGACCGAGCATCATTGCGTCCCTGCGGCTTGCCTCGCTCTTGTGCGATTTCGGGCGGTGCGGAATTGCGATGATGTGTTCACCGCGCCAGTCGTCAGTCATTGACGTTTCTCCCTGATGTGAATGTCGTTCCAGTCCTCGCCAGCCTTTGGTGGAACATGCACAGTCACGCTGATGCCTTTGACTGCCATGCGGTGCGCTGCGGTATAAGCGGCCATTTGCCCGCCATATTTCGCATCGTTGTCGGCAAATATCGAAACCTCGGTGCAGCCTTCGGGCGGCATCCATTTCGACATGATTGCGGTGCTGATCGTCGCCCATACCGGCATCTTGAAAATGGCCGATGCGCTCATGGCCGTTTCGATACCCTCTGCGATACCAAGCGGCCCGCCTGTGTACTCAGACAGCATGACGCAGGCACCGTCAGGCAGATCACCGGGCATCATCTTTCGCGGGGCTTCCATTTCGGCTTTGCCCGAACCATCAGGAGCAAGGAACGTGCGGTGCATGGAGACCGGCTTTTCCTGACCGGGCACCCCAACCATTGCGACCATGCAGGGGCGGATTCCACCTTGTCCGTCGCGAAGTTTGGGGGCGAAACGCAACGCAGGCGGATAGATCAGATCTTCGACGCATCGCGATTCAAGATACCAGTGGACCAGATCGCCAGCCTCGACAGGCTGTGTCGCCTTGTACGTGTCCCGCAAAATGTCCCTGCGCTTGGCGTCAGACATTTCCGGCTTCGGGCTTTCAACTTTCAGGTTTCCGACCATTCCGTCAATGAGGCTCGCGCACTCCCTAAAATCCTTGCCGGTGTAAGCCATAGCCAAGTCCATGCCCTTGCCTGCACCGCAAGTGCAGATATACGAACCACTGCCATCCTTGTTGTCCCACCGAAAATTGTCAGTCGATGTGCAGATAGGGCACGGCCCGTGTTTGTTTTTGAGGCATGTTTCCGGCAGTCCAAATGACATAAGGATGCCGCGCCATTTTCCCTTTGAAGCGTCTGCTGTGCGCTGATGAAAGGCCATTATTTGGCCCCCTGACGCTTGGCCCAAGCAATCCGGCGGCTGTGCTCATAATTCAGAAACGCTTGATCGGCGGGCAATGCCACATCATCAAGACCACGCGGCCATACGTCGAATTTCTCGCGGTACTTGTTCGCAGCCCATCCAGTTTTGTATCCACGCTCCCCCGCCATCCAAAGCGCCATGCTATAGAATTTCTGTTTTTCGTCGCGTGTTGCCTTCTCGGTTTTGGCCTTCGCTGGCGTCAATTCAATCAGTTCACCATCAACGGTTTCAACACCCGCGACAGGCTTGCGCTCATGTCCGCAGAACGGGCATGTCAGGCCAATGTGCAGGGCAGAACAGTTCGCGCATTCCTTGGGCAGTTTTTCCTTGCCCTCGGCCTTTTTCTTTTCACCCGGCTTTGTCTTGTCCAAGATTGTTTGGGAAATATCAGTCACAAGCCCCAAGCGCAGAGAATTGCCCGCGTGATCCAGAATTAGCAGGTCCTCGGTGCCATCGTTCACCCGCAAGCCTCGCCCGATCTTCTGGACGTGCAGCATACGCGACTTCGTGGGAGCCGCGTAGATGATGCAGGACACCGGCCAGTCAACGCCAGTCGTCAGGGTGCGGACGGAACAGGCGATCTTGACTTCGCCCTTTCGGAACTGGCGCTCGATGAACTGGCGCTCGACCACATCGGTGTAAGCATCCACATAAGCTGTTGCTACGCCTGCCCGCTCGAATGCCGCATGAAGTTGGGCAGCGTGTACGCAGTTCACGCCGAAAAGAAGGGTTG